AAAAACTCTTTAATTTATTGCTTCTTGGTGCGTTAATATCTAAATTCATTCCTGCATAGTAGTTTCTTGTTGTAGGTGATAATTCTCCTGCATCATTGTTACTAGCATATTCTGGAAACGCTGCACTTCCTTTATCAATTAAGTAATCTATCATTCTTTGTCGGTAAAATTCTGCTGCATCTTTTGCCCTATCCATTAGCGGTTTTATATCTTCATAACTTGCACTACTTGATTGGTCTGTAGCACCCATAACAACGATGGCGTTATTTACAAACCTTAACCGCATAAAAGGTGCAAGTTCTGTAAAAGCGAACTGCACTAATGCTTTCTGTAAATAATCTTCTACCAGGGTTTTATAATCACCTGATAATGATCCACCCTGTATATCTGATTTTAATTTAGCATCTAAATCAGTTCCTAGTATTGGCAGAATGTACATATCCTGTGCCAATAATATATAAGGCATAATAAGGTTGTCATCTACTGATCCACCTAATGCAGTATCTTTTTTTAGTCTTGTTGCTGATATGTATAATGTATGTTGTATTGCCATAGTTTATTTTATTTTATACAGGTGTTGATCTACTTCTTTCTTTTTCTTTTCTTGGTCTTAAAAATCCGTGATTAGGCATTTTCCAAGTTGTTTTTCTCATTTCAGCATCATCAGGCATTGGCATTTTTCCATTTGCAAATTGTTGTGATACTAACCTAAAATTATTTAGTGTTCCATTAGGTAAGTATTCGCCTTCTGTATATTCTTTTCCATCAACATCTACAAATGTTTGTCCTTTAGGAACTTGCCTTCTAAAATAGAATACACGTTCCCATTTATGCTTACAATTAGCACCGCCTTTGTATAAGGCGATATTATAAGTATTTGAACCATTTGGTCCAAAACCTTTATTTACTGCTTTTTGAGACGCTTTCTTTAAATCTTCCATTCTATACAATGTGCCTTGTTTAGATTTAGCAACCATTTTTTCACAGAATTTTCTACTTGTTACTTTGCCTGTTTCTTTACTTATAGATAGTGTTTGTGAATACCTATATAAAACCCTAAACATTCCAATATCACTTGAACTATCAGCTACATTTGGTGTTCCTGCAGGTGCATAAGCAAATTCGTGGTATCTACTATCTATGTTGTGTTCATCTAATTCTTCTATGTGTGCTTCAAACCATTCATCTTCATTTAACTTAATGCCTACTTCATCAAAGTAATCTAAACAAACATCATCATCTTCTACATTAATGCACATTTCATCTCTTACACCTTCTATTTCTTTAACTTTTTTTTTTGCCCAAGATTGTCCTGCATCACCACCCCATAATGCCCAAGCTATTCTACCTGCACTTGGAAAACCATCTTCGCCTATTTCAAAACCTTCTGCTTTTTTATCAACTTCGTGTCTTGCAAAAAAACTATTCATTCTTTTAATCGTGTCAAACGATAGATTATCACCATTCTTAATGTTCGTGGCTCTAGCAACTGCAACCTGTGTTCCACCTCTACCATATTCTCTACGCCATTCTAAACCCTTTTCAGCTTCTTCAATCATTCCCTTTGTAGGTTTAGTATCTATGTCTTGTAAGTCTTTAAATTCTTGCTTTAAATTATCAGCATCAATATCTTCTTTTGTAACACCTTCTTTCTCTTGATCTTCTTCTGATTGTGTTTTAGTAACTTCTAAATCAATAAAATCAGCAGGTTTAAGCGTTTTAAAGTATAAATCAAGGTTTATATCATTAACTCTAAATATCTTGTCTAAACCTTTTAAAAGTGTGTTTTGGAATGGCACTACGACAGTATTATTAAACAAGCTAAACGCATCACGCAATTCGTCTGCATTATTACCTAATCCGCCACCTTCTGCTCGTATTCCAAATAGTATTGGTGATGTAACTCTATGCCCTGCCAAAATTTGATTTACTGCCTGTTTACTCATACCTTCCCAAGCACTCTGTGCATCGTTCATTTGTATAGGTTCTATTGTAGGTGCAGTTTCTTTGCCATCACTAAATGTAATAAGTATTTTACCTGCATTACCACTACCTGCAAATTTTTGATTTAATTGTCTTTCTATTGTTCTTCTTTCTTCTTCTGTCGGCACACCTTGATTAAAGGAACAATGCATCGAAGGTGTCATGCCTGAAGTGATATTAGATAAATGAAACTGTGCTATTTCTAATTCCATTTGAATCCAATCTGTAGCTGCAACATAATCAGGTGCAAATCCATAGAATAAAGCAGGGTTCTTATCTCGAATCATTAAGATTTGACTTGCGTTGCTTCTGTCTTCTGTGGAAAATGCACTATAAGGTCTTGGCTTGTATTCACCTTTTTTTGATTTAGACCAATCTGCACTATAATAATATGTTCTTATTTCGCCATCTATCATTTTACCTGACCTTATGTATTGTGCAGGTATATGTTTCATTTTAGCTATTTTGCTTCTATCCCTTGACCATATTACATTAACGTAACAGCCACCAAATAGCTTTAAGTCCATAGCTAAATCTTTTAATACATCATCATCAGAATTGTGTAATAGTTCCGTTAAACGTAAATAAGACTCTTTAGTGTCTGTATTTTCATCAGCATTTGTAGCTGCTAACCCTTCACCATATATCATTGCACCAATAGACTTAATTAATGCACCATTTATAGCACTACCTAAAAATAATTCTAATAAGTAATTTGGGTATAAATTATCTTCACCAAAACTAATCCATTCGTTTCTAGGATCTTCTACTAAATGAGGTATATTATAATGTGATAATTTTATTAAGTCTAAATTCATAATTAATTTGTTAGATAACTAACTTCATTTTCTGTATCGTTAGTTGTATATTCTTTATATTGAACTTCTTGAAAATTAGCACTTCCTGTGCTAGTGCTAGGTCTCATATGTAATAAGCCATTATATAATGTAGCTTTTGAATTATCAGGGTCTAAATCATCGCTTGTTTCCATTTCGTATATGGTTAAATTGTAAAAACCTAAAGGAAATTCTTCACTACCAACAATTACTTTTCCTATTGTTAAATCTTCCACCGCTTCACCAGGTGTTTCATATAACCAAGTTGTTGACACCCATCTATCAAAAGAATTTACATTGATACCACAATTAGGTGCAGCTAATTTTCTACTAAATATCTTTGTTTTTTTAGTATATTGACTTTCTAGTTTGTATAAAAGATATGGAAAAGTCATAAAAAAATAAGTAGTTCCAGCTATTTCTAAACTTGTGACAACAGGTGTTTGTGTTATTTTATCACTTATATCTATACGCCCACCCATAGACTTATTCCATTGTGGCGGACTATTATATGTTTTATTTACAACACTATTAAACATCTTTTGTCATTATTGTTTTTATTAAAGTTTTTGTTTTTGTGTTATATTCAAAAACTACTTCTTCTATTTCTTTAGTTATTTTATCTGTATCAGTTTGTAATTCTGCTTTATCGCTACTCATCTTTCTTTTTCTTCTTTGGTTTATCTTCTACAAATAAAGCACTTCTAACAGAATCGTTTAGTCCTGCTATTTGCTTTTGTGTTAAGTCATCTAATGGTATATTTAAAGAATCAATAGATTTTCCTTCCCATTCTTTTTTAAGTTTCCAAGCCATAGTGTTTTATTATAAATATAAATAATTATTATTTGTTTTTTAGTGTACAAAAAAAGGGGTAATAAAACCCCTTTCTTCTTTTAAATTGAGTAGCAATTAAGTTCCTACAGTAATAGTTAAGTTAGCTTCATCAGATAATCCATCGAATGGATATTTAGCAGTAGCAGCACCTGCACTTGCAGGAAGCTGAATTAAAGCGTTCTTTTCTTCTGCACCCCATTCTATAGTATAACCATTCATATCACCTTTTGCAGTTCCTGTAACTACTGTACCACCTGTTACATAGCAACCACCATCAATACCTAACAAAAATACATTGTCATTTGCATCTTGTACAAATATCTGTGATCTTGAATATGCCATAAGTCTTAACTCATTAGTCATATCGTGGTCAATCTTTTGAAGCGTTACACTAAGTGTTTGCTCAAAAAATGTAGTACCATTAGCATTATCAGAATTAATGTTTACTGTCAAACTTGACAAGTTCTGCACTAAATCATATTTAAATACTTCTACAGTACCACCACAACAAGACCAAGTAGCAAAACCTGCATCAGTCATTTCAGTAGTATTTATAGTAGCTACAGCAGATACATTATTACTATATGATTTAGCAATAAAGATTGCTTTTAAGCCACCTATGGTGTCCTTGCAGTCTATTAATCGTCCTCTTGTAATATCACAAGCCATATCTTTTTATTTATTTAAAGGTTAATAAAAGGCAGGTATATTTCAACCTGCCCATTTAAAGTATTTATGCAAAATTATATCCAACAACACCATCAGCAGGAACACCACAACCAACACCTGCAGCAAATTTCATTACTACATTAATGTTGTCTGAGCCATCATACTGATATGCAGGTATGATACGAACTTCGTTCATATCTGAACGAGCATTTGATGCTAGTACTAGGTTTTCAGGATAAGTAGCTACAATTGCATCATTAAACATTCCTGGACAGATGTAAATTGGATAGCCCATAAATGTTAATCCTGTGAAAGTACCAGCAGCACCTGATGCTTGGAAAGTAGTTTCAGAACCTAACTTCATAGCATAGTAGGAGTACATTTGCTGTGACATATAGAACCCAAAGCCAGGTTTTGATAATATAGCAGGTTTGTCAGATACTACTTTAGAATAAATTTCATTTAAGTTTGCAAGTATATTAGTTGAACTTGGGTCAGCAGAAAATTCTTGAGTAGCAAAAGAAGCCATCGCTGAATTTCCAAAACTAACATTACCAAATGAACCATCATTAGATAAAAACCCTGTTCCCCAGTTGCCACCACCTTGCCACATTTCAGTCTCTATAGCTTGACCAACATTAGCAACTAATGTTTCTAGTACAAATTCTTCAAATGCTTGTGGCAAATTACCATTTCTGTCCATTCCTTGACCAATCCAAGTATCATAAACTGTACCTCTACAGTATTGGATATTAACATTAAAATCAGTTAAAGTGATAACGCTTTCACCAATAGTAGTGTCTGTAGGGTTAAATGTACAAGATGCTGCACCCAATGGGTCAGCAACTGTCAAATTAGAAATTACTGCTTTACTATTAAAACCATCGATAGTTCTAACACCACCACCAGTAACAGTTAAATTTGCTTTTACTGCAGCCGAAACGTATGGTAGAGAAAGCTGACCAGCATAAGTGTTTGCACCTATAGTAGGATTAGCAAACTCATATTTTTTTAAATTGTTTTTCATGATTAGTATTATATTTATTATTTAAAATTATTAATTAATTCTCTTGCCTTATCTTGTGCAGACAATCTCACATTTGACCGAAGGTCAATAGTAGAGCTAAATTGATCGCCTTCGGGATTATATGAAATACCTTCCGTAGCAGGTTCACTACTTAGTTCAGCTATTTTACTTTTTAAATCTTCAACTTCTGTCATAAGTTCACTTATAATTTCTGCTGACATTTCAGTTTTATCTTCTTCAGTATCTTCTTCTTTTTCTTCAGAAACTTCTTCAGATAAATCTTCAGTATCTTCTTCTGCTTTTTCACCAAACACAGCTTTTTCTAATTCAGCAACTCTATCTTTCATTTCTTCAAAAGTTTTTGCCCAATCAGTTTCTTCTGCTTCCGAGTGTTCAGCTAATTCTTCTTCTTTTGCAGCTTCTACTTCTACTTCTTCATCTTCAGTTACTTCTGTTTCACCTAGTTCCATTATTTCAGATGAATCGCCAATTACTAATTTATCGCCATCTTCAAGGGTATATGTACCTTTTGAAAGTGGTTCTGCTTCGCCATCATCACCAATAGCAAATACTTTAGAGCCAATCATAAATTGCTCATCTTCTGTAGCAATAGTACGACCATCATCTAATTTTTTTTCAGCGTACATTTTGACGCCATAAGATTTAGCTTCGTTTTTCATTTTTATAAGATTTAAAATTTTTTCTAGTGTTCCCATAACATTAATAAATATAAAGGTGTTTAAATTGTTTACTTCTTTTAGCGTTTTACTGTTCTATTTTTGATAGCTGCACAGACTTTTGCAGCAGTTTCTTTGTTGCCATATTCTTTTATTTGATCCCTCATACACTCGTCCCACGAATACTTTAACATAGCTTTACGCTTTGCATAAGCAACATATTCTAGCATTTTGTATTTTCTCTTTCTTTTCTTTTTGCCTGATTTTGTATATAATTCTTCTTTCATTGTAGCAGAACTATGGTCAGCACAAGGCATATATAGTTTTGTGCCATCTACTGTGTGAGGGTGTGAACCTTTGCAACCTTTAAACATTTCAGCATATATTTCAGCTTCTTCTTTAGTTCTAAATAATGGTTCACCATCTAAAGCACCTACAGGTTGTAATTCGTTTTGTAAGATAACATCTTTTATTTTACCCATTAATACTTCATCAGGACATTCTTCGCAAACCTCATCTAATATATCTACTTCCTTTGACGCTTCTATTAGCTTGTCTGTGAAATATCCTTCAATACTAAAACCTCTAACTTCTTTATTCTTAATAGCTTCCCATATTTCAGGATTGTTTTCAGCACTTACTTGTACAAACCACGTTCCAATAGGTAAATTCTTAAAGCCATACATATTAGATTTATCGTGCTTTTTATCTTCTTTAATCCAAGACTCTACGACAGTCAAACCTTGTATTGGTTCTTTATGCTCAAACGTGTGATTATTGTTGTTTAAACTAGCCATAAATAGCTTCTGTGCTTGTTTAATAGTTTCTTTAGTAAAGAATACATCATATTCTTCGTTTGTGTCTTTGTCTAATCTTGGTATCTTTTTATCAGGAATAAGTATTGCACCTATTAACTGTTTCTTTTCTTCATCTACTTTTGCAAGTGATAAAAAGTCATTATTAAAGAATACAAAGTTTTCTTCTATTGCAGGAAATTTAACTACACTGATTGCATCAACTCCAAAGTGGTCTGCAGTTTCATCTATAATTAATTCTATAAGTTTTTTCTTTTTTGCCATAACACTAATAAATATAAAAGTTTGTTTTTTGTTTACAATGTTGCTTGTATTTCTAATTCTTCTTGTAATGCTTGAGAATTACTAATATCATTTTCTATTACAAATGCTTGTACAGGTGGTGTTTGAGTATCAAAACCTTGTATGGATTCCATATTAGGAACTAAACCACCAATACCACCAACACCACTTGGCGTTAAACTATCTACATTAGGTTCAGGTGATGAATCATTTGGTCCAGGAACTTTCCTTAACACTTGTTTTGCTTGTGCAATACCTGCTAAAACCTGACCTACTAATTGTGCAATTAATAATGGTGTTACCACAGGTGCTGCAGGTCCTGCTGCTGCCGCTGCTGCAGTTGCACCTTGTATAGAATTTGCAATACCTGCTGCGGTGCTAATTAATATCTGTGCCATTGCTGCCGCTTTTGCAGCACCTGTTCCCTCTCCTGCTAATGCTTCTAATGATGATAAAACACTTTGTGCAGTTGATAGTTTTGCTTGTTTTTCTGCTTCATCTATTAATAACCTTCTTTGAGATTCAAGCTGCATTCTTCTTGTATAATCTTCTTGCGTTATGTTTCTTGTTTTAGATACTTCATTTAACGCATCTATTTCAGTTTGTAAACTATTTAAACTTGTTTCTAGGTTTCTAAATTGTATTGTTCCCTGATTATTTACTGCTTCATTGTATTCGTTTTGTAATGCAGTTAGATTTACTAATTGCTCTGATCTTTGGCTTGTGATTCTTTCATCTAATTCTGCTAAATCTGATTTGGCATTAGTTAATGCAATTTGCAAATCTACATTTTCTTTGTTTTTATCTAATTCTGTTTGTGCTAATTGTATTTTTTTTAATGCCAATCTTCTTTCTTCTTCAAACTGTTCATCTAATATCCTGCCCAATTCTTCATTAGCTGCAATACGTTCTTCAAATGTTAAATTTATATCATCTCTAATTTGTCTTTGTATTTCTGCTTCTTTTTGATATGTTAATTGCAATAGTCTTTGTTGTGCTTCTGCTAACTTCACTTCTTTTCTTAACTCTACAATTTCTTTTGCTAACCTTCTGTTTCTTTGTATTGCTGTTTCTGTTTCTCGATTATTTGCTTCATAAGATGATGTTAAACCATCTAAATCTTGTTTAACAAAGTTTTTTATTACCTTACCAACCTTATTAAAAAATTTAACTGCTTTATCAGTAGCTTTTACAACTACATTTACTAAATCCTGAAATGTTAAACTAATTGTTTCTGTAACAATGTTGAAAGTGTCCATCACTTGTTGATTCCTTCCTAACGCTTCTTGTAATTTTACAAAAGCAGCTACAACCAAACCAATTCCTGTTGCTTTTAAAGCAGTTCCAAATGCCTTTGTAGATAGTGTTAATTTATTAAAACCAGGTACAGAATTTTCTGCATTTTTTCCAATTTGTTGCGTATCTTGAGCAGATTTTTTTATCTCAGCATTTAACGAACTCAATTCTTCTTTTGCTTGTGCGGTTTCTACCCTTATAGTAATTGTTTTTTCTATCGGCATATAATTCTTATTATTTGTTTAAACATTCTTCTAAAACTTGTATGGTATTCTTCAATACCATAAGCAAAGTCTAATTCTTTATCTTTATACTCTACTAATTGTAAGTGGTCAATAGAAGGTATTACAACCTTCGCCACGCTTTCTATGTATTTTTTTAATTCCATATTAAATAGTCTCCGTTTTGTAATTGTATTATTCTACCATTTTGATACAATGCCCAATTCTCATCAAATGCAAATCGCATATTATTTACTACATTAACATCAAAGTCTACAGTCAATGACCATATTCTTTTAGTATCTGTTTGACTATCATCTAAGCCAAATCTTAATATCTCATTATTAACATCAATATACAATGTACAAGTTGTAGGGTTTGCACCTTCTCTAATACTAAAATCTTCACGCCCACCTGCAACGCCTAATTGCGTAGCAGTTCCATCTACAACTTTAAATGCAGTATAGTATGCAAATGCTTCTGTAGTTCCTAGTGTGTATGTAGCACTTGTGCCACCAACTACAGTAGATATTCCTTTTAACCTTATAACGATATTAACATCACTAGGCAGTCTTAATGGTTGTCCATATTGATCACCCTGTGCGAACGCGTAGCTTCGTGTATTTCCTGTTGTGCTACCTGTTAGAATTAATCTATGTGATTCGCCAAGTAGTTGCGGTGTGTCTAAGGGTTTGGTTTTATATTTTATTACAATATCATCACCATAAGTAGGCATTAGCAACTTACTATATTTGTTAGTGTCTGCACCTCTAACTAAAGGCATATTACGACCACCTAAAATACCACTAATTAATGATTTAGTTTGACCTGATGATAATATAGTACTTGCAGTATAAATACTTTTTAGTAACAATGGTAAACTTCCTGCATTAGCTTGACAAGGATACTTATTACTAGAAGCATAAGCATCATATTCATACAACACTTCACCACCATTACAAATGCAACATTCAGGTTCAGCAAAAGCACCTTCATTATTAGCTATTAATAAAGGGTCACAATCAGGGTCATCTTCTGGACACCATAAATAATACTGATTTGATAATAGATTACTGCCAGAACCATCTGTACCAATAACATAATTACAACCTGTGCAATTCTCTCTAGTATCTAAAGATTTAATCAAAGTTACTTTTGTAGAAGCATTAGCACCAACTTGATAATTCTTAATATCTAAAATTCGCCAATAAGTATCTTTAATAAAAATTTCATCAGCAAAACTAAAACTAAATATATCTACTTCATCTAAATTTAAATAACATTCCATTATCCTTGCATTACTGCTATATATATTATCTAAATAAGGTTTCCAATAATAACCATATAGTGTATTGTTAAACCAATTACCTAAATCATTAGTATAATTAAATATAGTTAAATTGCCTACTAGAGGTGGTGTCGCGTTCCAATATAAAGACTTATTAGCACTTGTCAATGTATATGATCCATTTGCAGTAGGTGTTATATCAAAAGGTGTGCAGACAGGATATTGCGTAAAGCTATATGCAGTAACATTTGGTGCTGCATTATGCAGATAATATGTAACTGTATTACCACTTGTGTCTATAACATTAGTAGGCGAACCATTATAATAAAACAATTTAGGTTTAGTAACTTTTTTTGAATTTTCAAATACACCATCTTTTTCTTCATAGCTG